CTGGCGCACAGATTGTAGCGGCTGTAACGGATGAAATCCTTGACGGTGGAACCACTGTCGTTGTCGGCAACGTGACAACTACTACATTGGTAGCGACGACGCAGAGCGCAACTACTGCTCCAGTTTCCGCCCAATACGCTTCGGCAGAACGGACCATCTTCTGCAATATCACCAATACTGTAGACGCAACCACTGCTGGCTCTTTTACGTTCATCATTGAGTATGTGCAGGTTGCATAGGGGGGGAGTAAACTATGTCCTCTGATATTCAATCTACGTTTGTTGAGGCCGCTACTGCGGACCCTGATGGCATCTCAACAGCCGCCGCTGTGGGTAATAATGCTAGCCTAGTTATCGGGGGCGCTCTTGCCTCTGGTGGCGCGGTTACATTTGACGAACCCAGAAACATTACTATTCTTAGTGCTGCCGATGATTCTGGTATATCGTTTACGGCTACAGGTACTGATGAAACAGGATCTGCTGTAACTGAGTCAATTACCGGAGCAGATACCGGTACAGCAACAGGTTCTACTTTCTTTACCACTATATCGTCTATTGCGGCGGTAGGTAATCCGGCTGGTAATGTTAGCGCTGGTTCTGGAACATCCATTGCTGCTCCTATATTTAGGGGTCGTATGCGACTTCGGGGTTTGTACGCAGTTAATACTGCGACTGCTGGCACTATTACCTTCAGAGAAGGTTCTTCTACGGGTAGCATTCGTATGCAGTTCAACACTGTAGCTTCTGCGAATACTACGCAGTATCCAGACGTTCCTGATGACGGGATTGTATTTGCTGGTGGGGGATATGTTCTTTACACCCAAACACACCTATCATCTATGACGGTGTTTTATGTAGGGTAGTTCTATGCGGTCATATTACAAATCTGGGGGTACGGTAAAGAATAAGCGTAAACCTGACAATATGCCTGCTAGGAATAAGAAGAACTTTCGTTCCACTAAGTCCGGTGCAGGTATGACTAAGGCCGGGGTGGCTTCGTATAGACGCAAAAACCCCGGCAGCAAACTAAAGACTGCTGTTACAGGCAAAGTCAAACCCGGTAGTAAAGCAGCTAACAGACGCAAATCTTATTGCGCCCGTTCTGCTGGGCAAATGAAGAAGTTTCCTAAAGCAGCTAAAGATCCTAACAGCCGTTTAAGACAGGCTAGAAAACGTTGGAAGTGTTAGATGCGTAAAAAAATTAGTGCTAGACAAAAAGCTACGTTAAAGAAACATTCTAAATATCATACCGCCAAACATATGGCGCAGATGAAGAAGGATATGCGTAAGGGTAGTTCGTTTAAAGCCTCACACAACAAAGCTATGAAGAAAGTAGGAAGATAAAATGAAGAAAGACATGAAGAAAAAGAAGATGATGGGTTACAAAGCTGGTGGCCTCAAGATGGTCGAAAAGGGTGGCAAGAAAGTTCCTTTCTTCGCTGCTGACGGCAAAGGTAAGATGATGGGCGGCGGCAAAGTTATGCGGTACGCCGAAGGCGATATGATTGATATGGGTGATATGGTTGACGCGGGCGTAGGTTCTGTAGCTGGTTTTGCTCCTACTATCAAGCCACCGAAAGGGCCGATGAAACGCCGACCTACCGCTAAAGAGCGGGAAGAAGGCTTCAAAGGTATGGACTTACCTCCATCAGAGCGCCCCAAAAAGAAAAAGAAAAAGAAAAAGATGATGGGCGGCGGTATGATGAAGTATGGTCATGGCGGCGGCGTTAAAGGTGGTAAACCTCGTGGTTGCGGTATGGCTCGTCAAGGTGTCCGTAAGGCCAAAATGGTAGTTATGAAGGGTTCCTGATGCGTAGATACTATAAAACGGGCGGGAAAACTAAGTCTCGGGTTAATGAGGCTGGTAATTATACCAAACCGGGTATGAGGAAACGCTTGTTTAATAGCATTAAGGCTGGTGGCAAAGGGGGAAATCCCGGCCAATGGTCCGCCCGTAAAGCGCAAATGTTAGCCCAGCGGTACAAGAAGGCTGGTGGGGGCTACAAGTCGTAATGCGTAGGTACTACAAATCTGGTGGTTTGAAGAAGTCGCAACGGTCATTAAAGAATTGGACAAAACAGAAATGGCGCACGAAATCAGGAAAACCATCGAAGAAGACGGGCGAACGATACTTACCGGAGAAGGCCATAAAATCGTTGTCTCCGCAGGAGTATGCAGCGACCACGCGAGCAAAGCGCCGGGGGACTGCTGCCGGGAAGCAGTTCGTAAAGCAGCCAAAGAGTATAGCGAAAAAGACGAGAAGGTATAGGAAAGCATAATGGCTACATCGAACACAACCGCGTTTGATATGAACTTCACAGAGATTGCTGAAGAAGCGTGGGAACGTGCGGGCCGTGAGATGCGTTCTGGGTATGATCTACGTACTGCCCGTAGATCCATGAACTTACTTACTATTGAGTGGCAGAACCGTGGTATAAACCTATGGACTATAGAAGAGAAGACCGTTTCCCTGACAACGGGTACATCCCAATATACTCTCCCTGCTGACACTATCGACCTACTAGAGCAGTCTATTCGCACTAATGCGGGGAACACTAACACACAGTCTGATATCAATATAAGTCGGATTAGTGTGAGTACGTATGCTTCGATCCCTAACAAACTAATACGTGGTAGGCCCATACAGGTCTGGATAGAACGTTTAGTTGATGCCCCTCGTATAAATGTTTGGCCTGTACCCGATTCAAACGATTACACGTTTATATATTGGCGTATGCGCCGTATTGAAGATGCGGGGAGTGGTGTAGAAACTGCGGACATGAACTTCCGGTTTTTGCCTTGTTTGGTAGCTGGTCTAGCTTACCAGAACGCTATGAAAGACCCCGAACTTGCTCCTAGGTTGCCTATGCTAAAGGCAGAGTATGAGGCACAATTTGAATTAGCCGCAGGGGAAGATAGAGATAAGACCTCCGCACGTTTTGTGCCTCGTATGGCTAGGGTGTAGCGATGTCCAGTAGATTCGCATCTGGCAAAAATGCTTTTGGGTTTTGTGACCGTACAGGATTTAGGTATCCGTTAAGAGACCTTGTTTACGAAGTTCGTAACGGTATTAAGACCGGGTTGCGTGTTGGCAAAGATGTTGTTGATCCTGACCACCCTCAGAACCGCCAAGGTGAGTATCCTGTAGACGATCCGCAGGCTTTACGAGACCCAAGACCTGATACGAGTCTTGGAGCGTCCGGTAATAACAGCAGCAGAGGTATACAGTGGGGATGGGAGCCTGTTGGTCATGGTAATGATCCTTTTGAGCTAACCCCCGATGATTTAAAAGCTAATGGGTCTGTAGGCACCGTTGTAGTGGCTGTTTCCTAGGAGTTTAATGAGATATGAACTACACAGAGTTAAAAACTAACATACAAGACATCTGTGAAATGACTTTTACAGATGCACAGCTTGCTATGTTTACAGATCAAGCAGAACAGAAGATATTTAATTCTGTGCAAATACCCGCTTTGCGTAGAAACCAAACTGGTACTTTAACTAATGCTAATAAGTATTTAACTGTTCCTTCAGATTTTCTTTATGTCTATAGTCTAGCAGTATTAGATAGTAGTGGTGTATACACGTATCTTTTAAATAAAGATGTTAATTTTATACGTGAAGCCTACCCCAACCCTGCTACAACGGGCGTACCCGCGCATTACGCTCTTTTCTCTGAAGATGCAATTATATTAGGGCCAACACCAGATAGCGGTTATACGGTAGAATTACATTATGGGTACTACCCAGCATCTATTGTTACAGCTAGCACAACGTGGTTGGGCGATAACTTTGACTCTGCCCTGCTAAATGGAGCGCTTATTGAAGCTATTCGATTTATGAAAGGCGAGCCAGACGTTATAACCAACTATGAGAAACTATACGCACAATCTATCGGCCTGTTAAAAAATCTTGCTGATGGTAAATTACGAGAAGATACATACCGTTCGGGTCAGTACCGACAAGCGGTAAGCTAGGAGCATATTATGGCGATTACACAAGCAATGGCGACTTCCTTCAAAGTGGCGCTCCTTGGCGGCGAGATGGATTTTAGCTCTAATACAAGCGATACGTTTAAAATAGCGTTGTATACGTCTAGTGCTACGTTAAGCGCGGCTACAACCGCTTACAGTACGAGTAACGAGGTATCCGGTACTGGTTACACGGCGGGAGGCGAAAGCCTTACTATCTCTACCGCAGCAACTGATGGCGGATCTGGCACCACTGCTTTTCTTGATTTTGCAGATGCTACATGGAGTAATGCAACAATTACGGCTCGTGGCGCTTTAATCTACCGTAACTCTGGTTCTGGTAACCCGGCTGTAGCTGTACTAGATTTTGGGGCGGATAAGTCTTCCACGGGGGGTAACTTTGTAGTTCAATTCCCTAATGCTACGAATAGCGCTGCTATCATACGTATAGCGTAGAGCATGTTTAAGTAATGTCGAACACAGATTTAGGAGGTTGGGGGAGAGGTACTTGGGGCCAAGGCGCTTGGAATACTGCACTTCCGGTTTCTACTACCGGGCTAGCAGGTACGTCAGGTTTAGGCACTGTAACAGTTTCTGGTGCGGCTAACACTTCCGTAACCGGGCTTGTAGGCACTTCTGCTTTAGCGAGCGTAGAGGTAGTAGGGGCCGTGGATGTTCCGGCTACTGGAGTGTTTGCAACTGGCGCTGTTGGCACTGTTCTTGTTTGGTCTGATGTGGATGTAAGCCAAACACCTAGTTACGCGGCAATAAGCACTTCTCAAACACCGAATTGGCAAAATGCTGCTGTATTATAACTATACGTGATGTTATGTTACAGCGGCAGTGATCGTAGAGGGTAAGACAAATGGCAACAACTTATACACCCAAACTAGCCCTAGCTAAACCTACTCAAGGGGAGCTAGATGGATCTTGGGGTACTGTAGTAAACGACAATATAACCACCATGATTGAGGAGGCTATTGCTGGCTACAGCACCATCAATAGTTGGTCTACTAACTCCCATACTCTCACGACAGCGAACGGCACCACCGCAGAATCTAGGGCGGCGATGCTTAGTCTTACTGACACAGGAGATCAACTAGGCACCAATGCCGCAACGGTTATCTGCCCCGCTATCTCCAAGATATATGTTGTAAAAAACGCTGTGGGTCAGGCAGCAACCCTGAAGACTGCTTCTGGTACCGGAATTGCTATACCCAATGGTACTACGTCTATCTTGTTTTGCGATGGTACTAACGTCCTTGAAGCGATAACCAACGTCACTGGTACGCTTACGACCGCCGCTATAACCGCTTCGGGCGCTATTACTTCTACTGGTGACATTACTGCCGCAGGAACCCTTCTTGTTACAGGTGATACGGCTGCAGGTGATGATGCCGCGATGGGATATACTTCTGCTGAAGGTCTTATCCTTACCGGACAGGGTTCAACTAACGACGTAACTATTAAGAACGACGCAGACGCAGATGTAATCGAGATTCCCACAGGCACAACGCAAGTAGATATGGCTGGCGATGTTACTGTCGGGGATGACCTAACTCTTAAATCAGACGCAGCCGTATTAGGGTTTGGTGCCGACACGGATACCACACTTACCCACGTTGCTGATACAGGTGTTCTGCTAAACAGCACCCGCAAGATCCAGTTTAACGACGCTAGCCAGTTTATTCATGGCTCTAGCGCTACTGTTCTTTCTGTCGCTGCTACGGACGAAATTGACCTTACGGCAACGGCTATCGACATCAACGGTAACGTAGATGTTTCAGGGACTTCCACGTTAGCATCTGTTGATGTAACTGGTGTCGCTACAGCAGCAACCTTTGAGCCTGATGGGGACACCGC